ATAAACCTGAAGCCTGCCATGTTGTGTCGGTAGGTTTCCTATGGCCTGACTGCCTGCCAGGATACATTTCGATCACCGGTTCATACATGCCTGACGAGGTACCGAACCTTAAAACTATAGGGATGGTCACACATATCCCTGTGTCTATGGTGCAGAACGTGAAAGTTTTGGATCAAGCAAAAATTGATTTGACTTTGCAACACCCTGCCCGTATGCTTTAAGTAAATCAAACAAAGGGGAGTTATGAAAAAGAATTGGTACACAAGACCGAAACCTGAACACGGCACAACCGAATGGTTGAAAGCCCGATGGAAAAACGGGTTAGGTGAACCACAAATCACCGCATCAGTAGCAGCTGTAGTTCACGGGGCGCACCCGTTCAAAACCGCAGCAGACCTGGCAACAGAACTATTGGCTGCGCAACCACCACAACCTGAAGCACCGAACGCCGCTATGGACAGAGGCAACCGGCTTGAACCGACACTCATCAAATGGGCGGCAGACAAACTGAACAAAGTTTTGTACACACCAGACGTGCTGTACTGCTACGAAGAAGACGGCGTACGACTCATGGCAACACTCGACGCGTTAAGCATGGATGAACCTGACTTACGCCAAGTGATCGAGGTTAAGACCACTAAGAAACGTTGGACTGGCAAACTGCCTGACTACTGGTATTGGCAGGGTGTACAGCAGGCGATCTGTGCGAACGTGTTTAGTGTTGATTGGGCAATCTTTGACTCAGACCTGGACTTGCATCATCATGTGCAGAAGGTTTCTTCGGATGAGAAACAGTTACACATTGATGCTTGCCGAAAGTTTTTGGCAGCGATTGATTTAGGGATGTTGCCTGACGGTGCAGAGTACGAGTACCGTCACATCTCGAACATATATCCGCAAGGCCAAGATACGACAGTTGATTTACCGGCAAACATCAAAGAACATTTTGTTTATCTTAAAAAGATTAAGACACAGATGAAAGAACTAGAAGACCACGAAGATAAATTGAAAGCAGAAATTTGTGCGATCATGGGAGAAGCAGAGTACGCCACGTTGGGAAACAAGTTGGCTTGCACTTGGAAAACTTCGACACGCACATCGTTAGATCAAAAGAAACTAGAACAAGAACACCCTGCGTTAGTAGAGAAGTATAAGAAAACATCAACCATTCGCACATTCCGTGTGACAACCAAAGGAGAATAACAATGGAACTAAAAGAAATCATCAGCGCATACGGGGTACCTGATCCGTCTATCGTCGGGAAACTACCGCGAGGCGGCATCACGCTCGACTTCGTGGGTCACGCAGAAATCAACCGCATCCTCATCGACATTGATCCGATGTGGAACTGGTCGCCTGTCGAGTTTGTGAACGGCAGACCAGCGATCACCGAAACAAACGGCATGGCAACCATGTGGGGACATTTAACTATCCTCGGCAAAACAATGTTGGGTGTCGGTTCGGTACGTTCAGACAAACCTGACTTAGACAAAGAACTTGTCGGCGACTTCTTGCGTAACGCATCTATGCGTTTCGGGATCTGCTTATCACTCTGGTCCAAGTCAGAGTGGGAAGAACACCCTGTTGCGGCACCGAAACCTGCCGGTGTTGTCAGCCAAGAAAACATTGACCGATTCAAAACAGCTTGCAAAGAAGCGAACCTTGACCCGAACCTGGTCGCCAAAGAAGCAGGCGTACTACTTGTCGGATTGAAAGACACAGACATGGCTAAGTTGCGTGACACGTTCAAGAAAATGAAAGACGCACCGGCACCAAAGCCGACAGATATTCCGTTGTCAAACTTGGAAGCCGAAGAAGCAGTCGTCGCCTTGTTTAACGCAACGCCTGTCGAAGCGGTACATTCACCGAACATTAAACCGAAAGACCTTAACACCAGGGCAACAGCGGCACAGGTTGGCAAACTTAAAGCATTGATGTTCGCTAAAGGTTTTGACACACCGGAATCCAAACTGGAGTTGGCTGTCGGTTCGGTGAAGCATCCTTTACATGACTTGAACGAGATGACAAAAGGTGAGGTCTGGGAACTTATTGAAACCCTAGACCCTCGATGACCGATGAACGCAAAGGTGAATGTCAAGGCAACCGAGACAAATGCAACCTACCTGAATGTCCGAAGTTCGGGCTGCTCACTCGCCCATCTCGTGACGGTAAGCGACGGGTCCGTGGATGTAACGATCCTGCGGCTAGGGGGAAAAGGAATCGAACTAAAGGTGATGCTAAAGCCCGACATGCCCGACGCAAACTGGGTTTATCTGCGACAGGTAACGCAGGTTCTCGGCATGAAGAACATTGGGGCGGTCTATTTCGCGTTGAAGTTAAAGCCGGTGCGCAAGTTGGCCCTATCGAGACAAGGTTTCGGTCAGCGAAACAGCAATCGGATGCTTCGAAAGCGTTGGGAGATATCAGACCGTTCGCTATGATCGCTATGCCTGAAGGTAACTCTGATGGGATAGTGTTGATGACACTCAACGAGTTCGCAGAACTGATAGCCCTTATACGGTAAGGGTTAAACCGAATCAACTAAGGTAAAGGGAGAACAAAATGGATGCACTATCACGGCTATTTGCCGTACTCACGGTAAGTTTCACGGTTGGGGGTGTCACAAGCCTCGCCGAAACACCCCCTGTGGTGAACACAGCACCGACGGTTATCGTCGCACAGAACGCAATACAGCGCGTCTGGCGTGACCCTGCCGCCAACACCAAAACCAAAGCCCTATGCCCCCAATGGTGGGATGTAGCCCTGACAGCAGGCTGGCAACCCGACCAACTCCGCACCCTAGACCAAATCATTCACCGCGAATCACGGTGCCTGAAACTGGCCCACAACACCACCCTGAACGCCGACGGGTCAACCGATCTTGGCCTAACCCAAATCAACGACAGGTCATGGTGCAAACCAACCCGCTACTATCCTGCCGGATACTTGCAAACATTAGGTTTAATCCAGTATTGTGAAGACTTATTCGATCCGCAAACAAACCTTAGATCAGCCAAAGCAATCTATGACTACGCCCAAAAAACCAACGGAAACGGGTTCACACCCTGGGGAAAGTGAAGCTATGGGAGAAATACTTACTTCATACAAATTGATGGACAAGAACACCGACTGGATGGAGAACGCCAAATGCCACACCAAAGACGGCATATCGTGGTTCCCTGAGATCGGTGAAAGCCATCTTGTCGGCGCAGCAAAAAAGTTCTGCTCAAACTGTCCGGTGCGGGAACGATGCTTAAAGTTTGCGCTCGACAACGAAATCATGTACGGAGTTTGGGGTGGCAAGTCATCGTCGGATCGTCGCAGAACTTTACACAGCCGCAAATATAAGGCTAGGATGGGGTTATGACCGATACATTGGCAGCAGAGTTAGCGATGTGGGATGCCCGATGCAACGATTTGCAAAACAGTTTAGATCGTGTACGAGAAGAACGCGACGACCTAAAAACAGAAGCACGAATACTAGAAGCAGCGTTAACAGAATCTCAACGACAGCTCGCCATCTATATGCAAATGGTTGAACGAATGAGAGTAGCAATGGCCCAGGGTATTGAACTCTGATCCAAATAATTAACCCACTAAAAAACTATCTTAAAGGCGGAACATTTATGTCAGCATCATTCTACAAACTTAAAGACGACACATGGGGTGTGCGCATCAAAGAGTTCGCAGGCGAACCAAACATGGAAGTCGAAGTCACAACGAAAGCCGGTGACACAAAGACTGTGATCCTCGGCAAACGTGTCGCCAAATTCGATGACGCAGAACTATGGTCACTCACACCAACAGGCACCGTGAACGTCAGTACAACAAAACCAGCACCAAAACCAGCACCAGCACAAGTAAACTTGGCTGACGAAGAACCGTTCTAACCAAACATTAAAGGGGCAACATGAAAGTTTTAAGTTTATTTAGCGGTGTCGGCGGCTTCGACATGGGTTTAGAAAACGCAGGCATGGAAACCGTATTCCAATGCGAATGGGACAAACACGCCAACACAATCCTCAACAAGCATTGGCCGCATGTCCCGAAATGGGATGACGTATCAACGCTCACAGGTGAACACATCCTTAGCAAAGCACCCGTCATAGATGTTGTTGCTTGGGGTTCACCATGCCAAGACCTATCGGTCGCAGGCAAACGCAGCGGATTAGAAG